TTCTGCTAAGTCGCGTGCTGCAACATCAACAAAGTTAGCCACCATTGGCTTGTCCATGCCTTCAGGGAACAAGTCAGGATAGATCTGACCCATCTCACCTTTACGTACAGCAAGGATATCCTGCATGCGAGCATCGCGGGCAGCGTTGCGAATCTTAAGGTTCTCAACTCGCCTTGCAATTGTCTGGATATCTAATTCCATCATAGTCCTATTCGTACATTGACATCTCGTAGTCGCTTATGTTCATAACATAGCGCTGGTCGAGTTGTTTTCTGGTAGCCCATCTGTTTGTAACATGGCTTTGGTTAAAGTTTGCGCTTCCGATAACTTCTTTAGCGCGTATCTCACAGAACCATAACGCCATAACGCAGTCTGTCTTGCCTTTAGTGTCAGGCTTCCAGGTTATTAATTGCTGGATTAAAGCCTTGATACCTTCTGAACCATCCTGTGAAGGAAGTTCTATCAGGTTATCGTCCTGGTGTACGCCATTACGTGCAGTCCCAAAGAGACCAGACATGGCTGCCACACCAAAGGATGTGTCCCACTTATTCTTACCCGTGAACTGGCTAGAGAATCTCACGCCAGTAGAGGCAAGGAATGAACGCAATTCATCATCTAGCGCGTATGCTTTTTGATGAGCATTGATTTCAATACGTAATTCTTGTGGTTGATACTTCTCAACCCAGTCATCAATCAAATCTCTAATCTTGGTAGGGGTTGGATCTACCATATTGACCACATCTAGCACGTAACGTTTACGTGTATTACGGTCAATCGTCATTACTACTGCTGCTGTGTTACCAGTCATGGCTGGGTCTAGGCCCATTATCGTATACCACGAACCGCGCTCTCTAGGATGTCCTGGTACTCCAGGCTTTAGAGGGCCACGCTTTCGCATCCTGTTGACTGAACCTTGGACACACGCAGGCGAAAAAATAGAATCTTCTTGTACATCTTGCTGTTGATAGACCAATGCCCAGGCTGACGCAGAAACCTCACTCCTTCTTCTAAAGAGTGCTGGTCCGTCCCATTTAGGATATAAACCGTTTTCATCTGGAAGTACATCGTCTTCGCTACCCTCCCACGGTACATGGCTCATCGGCCATAGCGTCACCCAGTTTGCTGGGTCTTCGTCCAACTCTAGTACGGCTGGCATGGCAAAGTAAGTAAAGGGAGTCTTGCCATTACTCCAATGATCCCCATTACGTATCTCACGATAAAGGTCATTAGAGGCAATACGGGTTCCTACAATAAGAAGTTTACCGTTATCACCAAGACGGGTAACAACATCTCGCTGTAGCCAGAGGAGTTGCTTTTCCCACTCATGGGCATTGGAGGTGGTCACAACGTCATCTAGGATGATAAGGTTGGAGCGGGCACCTGTAATCTGACCGCCAATACCGAGGGCTTGAACCGTAGGGTCCTTCTCAGTAGAGTTACGGGATAGGTAGATTCTATCTGCCTTCCAGGTGTCGGCATCCTCTTTCCAGCCACCAGCAGATCCGTAGACCGCCTGTAGTTTAGCCCACCGCTCATGGCTCAATCGCTGCTTGATAGAGTAGAGATACTCCTTAGCGCGTTCTTGAGTCTTAGAGACAATCGTAATCTTGACGTTCGGATCCATCGCAATTCGATAGACGCAGTAGTTGACTGTGATGACCGTAGACTTGGCATGTTCGGGGGGTACGTTAATAAGTAGACGTTTAGGGCTGGAAGGCTCATAGGTCATCGCTGGGTGGAGCCAGGAGGGCGTACGCCCCTCTAGAACATCAATCCAGGACCTATGGTGAGGGAAGATGGGCGAGTCTAAGAACTCAGCAGAGAACTGCTCGAAGCCTATCTTGTACTTGGCATCCCCTGTGACTATGCTGAGGGTGCGTTCGCCTTCTTGTCTGGCGGCTTCAAGTTCTTTGACAAACTTAGGGTCTTTCCGCCAGTCTTTCATCACGTCAGGCTTCCTGCCAGCCCTAGCCAGGGCGTCTTGCAGGTCTAGTCCTTGACTGATAAACTCTAATACTTTGGCTTTTGCTTCCTGGAGTTTAGCCACATTATGGTGCTCCTTGCCAGCCTTAGCAGCCATAATAACCCTCCATATAATATCCCCCTTCGCTCAGCGCCTTTAGGCGCCTCGCTACCCCCTATAGAAAGCGAGGCAGGCAACAAAGCCTGCCGAGCGGGAAGGATATTCGCT